CCATTACATTTAGAATTATAATCGATATATTTATTTATATATAAATTATTAGTATGATATTTAAATTCTATATACAAGATAACAGGTTTATCATAAACTTTATTAAAAAAATTTGATCCCACAGCAATTTCTTCATTATTTAGAACCAATTTATTTATACCAGAAACTAATGTAGTTTTATTTATTAATTTTATATTACAAATTTTATTTAATGAATCAATTATATTGATTTTTTCATCAATTATATGTAATACTAAAATTATACTTTTTATTTTATCAGTTTTTGTGACATTAATATTTAAATATTTATTATTATTAAATGTAAATATATTATTATTTGTCTGATTATATAATATTCCATTAATTATTTTAGCATTAATATAATTTTTAGAAGAATCATACCAATTTTTAACACTTTTAATATTTTTAAATATATAATCTTTATCTGATTTATAAAAATTATTTATAATTACAGTATGTGTTGGTTTGTAATATAATGAATTATTAAAATAACTTAATCTTAATAATGGTAATGAATTATTTTTATAAAAATTTAAAAATTTAATAGCATTTCTTTTAGTAATATTGTTCATATCAATTAATTTAATTAATTGAACATATTCTGATTGTATTTTGATTACTTTATATAAACCATTAAAATTTAAATCCAATTGATTTTTTAGTAATATTATATCACATATACTAATATCAATATTTTCTATTTTTTTAGTATATAAATTGTATATATAATTTTCTTCATAATTTTTTTTTTCATCTATTGATAAATTACATTTATTTAAAGGCATTTGTGTAACTATAGGTGCGTTAGTTGAAATAGGTGATGATTGTTGCTCTTCAAATTTTTTAATAGGATAAGACTTATCTGATACTAGATTAATTTTATAAAGAGTTTTAATATTACCACCTTTTAATTTAGTAGTTGAGTTATTTATATTTATATAATAATTATAAATAATAATTATTACTAATAAAATTATTAAACATATTATTTGATTGAATATCATTAATTATATATTTTAAAAAAAAAATAATTATATTAGTTTATTTTAAAATTAATTTATAATTTATATATTGTTAAAATCCAAGGGATAAATGTAAATATCATTAATAAAAAAAATATTGATGAATGAAAATATTGTATTAAATTTAATTCTGTGTTTTGATTAATGAATCCTTCACTTTCTAATTTTTCTTTTAAATCTTTTTGTGTTTTTTTATATTTTTTTAATTGATATTGATTCCATTCACTATCATATTCATCATCATCTATATTATTATAAATATTTGATTTAGATATAAATAAACCATAATACATAAATAATATATGGAATCCAACTAATGATATAATACTATTTTTTATTAAAATTTTATAAATTTCTTCCATAATATATATATATTATTTTTTTGTTTTTGTTAAATTATCTGTTTCTTTAAATTCTCTATTATCATATAAAAATTTTACTAATAAATTATAATCAATATTTATATTATATTCTTTAAAAAATAATGGTATTAAGTTATTTAAATGTTTTTTACATAATGTTGTATATGTTTTTTTCTTTTTATATTTAATTTTTCCACCACCATTTTGTTCGCCAATATTTAGATGATCAACATCATTATTTTTCATTAATACACATAATGTTTGTTTTATATTAGATAATTTATTAGAAGTAATTTTTTTTAAATGATTTATTTTTTTTAAATCAGTTTCATACTTAAAAATTAAATCTACACATTTTCTAATTACTTCTATATCTGAGTTTTGATTATTTAATTCAATATTATCTTCAGATTCATCTGAAATTACATTTTCTATTTCATCACAATTAGTATCGAAATCATCGGTAGATTCATCCATTATTATTAATATATCTTTTTTATTTTATATATTTTATATTTTTAAATTTATTTAGAATAAACTAGTTTGCCTATACCTTGTGAAATATTTAGAAGATTATAATTAGTAGCATAAATTCTAATATTACATCTTCTTTGATTACTTATTGATTCTTCAGTAATATTAAATATTAAATTAGCACTATCAATAGTGGAAAAATTACATGTTCCACTAGGTTGATGATTTTCTGGATATAAGCAAAATGAATATAAATTAATTCCTGTGCAGGGGATAGTTGTATGATGTTGATATGGTTGTACTATATTAAAATATTTACCATCTCTAACTGAAAATCTATCATGTCCATTTAGTTGTAATTTAGCATTAATTATTGGACTTTTTCCTTTATCAAATAATGGTAAGTTAGATAAATTGGAACCTATAGTTTGAGAATGAATAGGATTTGTAGTTATTGAATGAAATGAAGTATTAGTTAGAGGAGTATTATTATTTTGACCTGTTTGTGGTGCTGAAATTATATCATTACTGTAAGTTGTAATATTTGAAGAATAATCAGTTATAGGTAAACCCCAACTAATATTATTAGATTGACCTCCGACCATACCACCTCCATCGGGGTCATTAGGTGTTCCGGAGAAATAAGTTGTATCTATACAGTCGGTAAAATTAAAAAACTGAGGACCACCTATATTTTCAGTATAATTATTATCAATATTAGAAATTGGTTGAACTACCCATAAAATTTCTTTTAATGGATGATTAAAGTTTAATTTTATTTTATTTGATTGTGTGCTTAAAACTTCTTGACCGTTATATTGTAATTGTTCTATAAGATATTCATGATTTTGTGAAGCAAATTTTCTGCGTTCTTCTGTATCTAAATAAATATAATCAACATATAAAGAAGCATTTACTAATGATGGTGGCACTAATTTATATTTTCCAGTAGACCAACAACATGAATTAGCATCTTTAAATTCTAATCCAATTTTAACATCATTATATTGTAATGCTATTAATGGTAATGCTAAACCAGGATTTTTACAAAACCAAAATTGTAATGGAATATATAATGTATGAGCAGGTATTATATTACTTCCATTATTTAATGAATTTCCTTGTATTACTTGTGTTAATCTTGGAACATTACCTATCATATTAGAATAACCTGCTTGTTTAGATAATGGTTGTGATACTTCATTCCAAATATGAATCCATTCACCATATTGTTGGTCTATAATTTGTCCTCCAATTTCTATATAAACTTCTTTTATTATATTATGTCCAATCCAATTTAACCATCTAAATTTATTATTAGCACTTGTTTCACAATCTATTTTTGGTAAATTAATACATAGATAAATTTTATGAATTAAGTCTCCATTTTTTGCTATAGTACAATTTAATTTACGTCCAAAATCAATTGTTCCATTAAAATGTTGTTGAATTGATTCCATACTAAAATTTGAATATCTTTTATGAATTGTTTTAAAAAACGTAATTTGTGGATTTCCGGTTAAATGAGTATCTTGTGTTCCTTTTTTGGCTAATTGTAATAAACCACCTGTCATATTATATATAATATAAAATTAATATTTTTTTATATTAATAATTTTTATATATAAATAATAGATAATATTATATATATATATAATATTTATTATTATATGAATACTTCATTTAATTATAAAAAAAAAATAAGAAAAAATAAACAAAATAAAAATACATTAGATTTTATTCATACTCAAAAAATTAATGACATTAATATAAATAAAAAAAATTTAGATAATATTACAAATCAATTAAATACATTAAAAAAACAATATAATGAATTAGATAATAAAAAAAATTTGTCTGATGATTTAATGGAAAAAAAATTAAATTTACTTGATGAAATAAATATTATTAATGAAAAAATAAAGTATATTGAAAATAATCAAGAAGAAAATGATTATTTTTTAAAATGTGGTAATATTTTATTTGAATATTATGATAATATTGAATTAGATGATAATGATAATGATAATAATATTAAAAAAAATATTGAACAAAATAACAGTAATAATATAAATTTATTAAATTTTTTTAATAAAAAATCATCTACATGCACTAATAATAAATCAAAAAAAGGAAATTTATTAGATGAATATTTAAATATAATAGATAAAAATTATACATCACCTAAAATTCAAATAGTTGATGATACTTTATGTGAAAAATGTAATAGTGAATTAACAATAGATCATATACAAGGTATATCAATTTGTGTTTCATGTGGAGAACAAAATAATATATTAATTGATTCTGAAAAACCTAATTATAAAGAACCTACATATGAATCTAATTATTTTGCTTATAAAAGAATTAATCATTTTAATGAATGGTTATCTCAATTTCAAGCAAAAGAAAGTACTGATATTCCTGGTGAAATTATTGAAAAAATAATGTTGGAATTAAAAAAAGAAAGAATTATTAATGTAGCTAATATATCTAATAATAAAATTAGAACTATATTAAAAAAATTAAAACTAAATAAATTTTATGAACATATTCCATATATAATTAATAAAATAAATGGTAAACCACCTCCTAGTATTAGTAAACAAATTGAAGAAAAACTTAGATATATGTTTAAAGAAATTCAAACTCCTTTTCAAAAACACTGTCCTAAACAAAGAAAAAACTTTTTATCTTATTCATATGTTATTCATAAATTTATTCAATTATTAGGTATTGATGAATATTTAATATATTTTCCATTATTAAAGAGTAGAGAAAAATTATATCAACAAGATAAAATATGGAAAAATATATGTAAAGAATTAAATTGGAAATTTATAAATAGTATTTAACAATAACTTCCAAATTCTTCAGTTTCACTTTCAACATATGGTTCTAAATTATAAATTGTATTTTCTAATTTATCATTATATGGCACTAAATCTCCTATTTTGTCATTTAAATCTAATTTTAAATCATCAAATTCATTTTTTTTTGATTTATTAATACACATATTCTCCCAGGCTCGTGTTAATTGTTTTTTATTTGATTCACCTAATATACCATTTAAACGTTCTACTATTTTATCTATATTTGTTTCATTTAATAATATTTCTCTATCAGTAGTTTCTGTTTTTATATCTTTAAACATTTCTTTATTAATTACGTTAGTATTTTTATATTTATCTATTATATTATCTATTTTTTTATTATTTTCTTTAATTAATTTTTTATTTAAAGTATCATCAAATAATCTATAATTTTCAATTGTAGCATTTTTTATATAATCATCTTTAAATTGTTTTTTTAGTTTACTTTGTAAATTTTTATTTTTTGTTGTTTTTATATCTAATAAATCATTTTTTATTTTATATAAATCAGAACTATTAAATTTACCTTTATTTTCCTTCCATTCTTCCCATTCACTATATTCTTTATTATCTAAACTTTTTATACCACCTACTTGTTTTGTTTCGTTTTTATTATTCTTTTCTAAATAGTTTAAAATATCTTTTATATCTTTTAATGTATTATTTATTTCTAGATTATTATTATTAATAAATAGACATAATAATAATAATAATCCTATAAAAAATATCATAAAATAAATTTCTTTCATAATATATATATTATATATTTATTCATTTATATAAATTACAATATATTTAATTCGGGTATATTAAAAATATATAATATTATTATAAATATATATATGTCTTCTAATATTCAATTAAAAAAATTTGATATGACATCAATTAAACCTGATAAAGTATGTGTTTTTATTGGTAAAAGAGAAACTGGTAAATCATTTTTAGTTAGAGATTTATTATATCATCATAGAACACTACCGGTTGGAACTGTTATATCTGCTACAGAAAGTGCTAATTGTTTTTATGGTAATATTATACCTCCTATATTTATTCATGATGAATATAAACCTGAAATTATTGCTAATGTATTAAAAAAACAAAAAAAAATGAAACAAATTATGCAAAAAGAATTAGAACAAAAAGGCACTTCACAAGTTAATCCAAATGCTTTTTTAATATTAGATGATTGTTTATATGATGCTTCATGGGCAAAAGACCCCAATATTAAAGCTTGTTTTATGAATGGTAGACATTGGCATATCTTTTTCATTATAACTATGCAGTTTCCTCTAGGTATTCCTCCAAGTCTTAGAACTAATATTGATTATGTTTTTATTTTGAGAGAAAATATTGTTTCTAATAGAAAAAGAATTTATGATAATTATGCGGGTATGTTTCCATCTTTTGAAGTATTTTGTCAAGTTATGGATCAGTGCACAGAAAACTATGAATGTTTAGTTATACATAATAATGCTAAAAGTAATAAACTTAATGAACAAGTATACTGGTATAAAGCCAATGACCATCCAAATTTTAGATTATGTGCTGAAAAATTGTGGTTATTTAATAAAAAATTTTTTAATCCTACACATGATGAAGATGATATAGTACCAACCAAAAAAAACTTTCAAAAAGTTAATGTTAAAAAAATAAAAAAATAATCTATATATTTATGGAGATACAAAATGATATTTCAGAAATATTATCCTCATTAAAAAAAAATACTTCTCTTATTATAAATGATCTCACTATACTAAATAGTTCTATTAAAGAACTTAACATTTATAAAAATACAAATGTTGATATTTCACATATTTATATTAATATTAAAGAACATATTGATAATATTAATATATGTTTGAATAATTTTAAATTAAATATTAAATTAATTAATGATAAACTTAAAATTGATACAATAAAAATAAATACTCAAACTAATACATTTATTTCAAAAAAAAAACAAAAAAAAACTAATTGTTGTTGTTATTTTATTTAAGTTTTTCTATATTTTTATATATCATATCTATTAAACTATTATAAGTATTTCTTATAATATCTTTCTCAAAATAATCTGGTATAAGATTATTATTTTTATCTAATATATATTTTACTATCTGTTCTGAATTTTCTTTATAATAACTAATAATTTTTATTACACTTTCTAATTGATTATTCATTTCAATTTCTTGTTTTTCGTTTATTTTTTTTATTTTCTTCATTTCTTCTTCACATAATTTTATTTTATTATTCAATATATTACTCTTCTTTTCACTGTCAATTATTATATTTTCTTTATCTCTCTTTAATTCCTTTATTAAATCTAATTTTTCTAATTCATATTTTTTTATTATTTCTTCTTTTTCACTCTTTTCTGATTCATATTGTTTTATTATTTCTTCTTTTTCACTCTTTTCTGATT